GATTAGTGCGTGCGACATCAACCCGCTGACTTACACGTCGGAATCTGTCAACCCATAGAAACAGAATGCCAAACCTTACGCTCATCACGCTGACGCCCCCGAGTTTGCCGGTCGGGTATTGTCCGACCAACTACCAACAGTTGGCCAACGATGTCATCAGCGGCACTCAGGCGACGTTCAACAGTTCGATTGGAAACTCGTTCTTCAACTTCGGTGCATCTGTTCCGGCGCTGAACAATCAGGTTTACCCGTGGTTGGATAACAACGGCAACTGGTGGGTTTTTCAGGGGGGTTATTGGGCGAGGCAAAACCCTGTTGCCGCCGGTGGAAGCGAGCGTCGCATCTTCGTGGGAACAAGTGCTGATGTCCTTTCATACGACGGCGGTGACGGAACCGTTTATTCCGGCAATCCTTACGCCGGTTCGATGTGGGAAATTGACACAGCTTTCGAAGCTCGATTCCCGGTTGGAGTTGGCACGTTCGCGGCGAGTGGAGTTGTTAGCGTCAATGGAACAACCACATCGACCGCTGTTGCCGGTGAGGACAAGCACACGCTTGTCACCTCCGAGATGCCGTCGCATACGCATCAGATTCTCGACCAGTACATCAACCTCGCCCAGCGCGGATCGGCTGATACGAGTTTGTTCAGCGCAACGAACCGTACAGAAGGTGTCGCCAACTTGTTGCCGACCACTTCGTCCGGCGGCGATGCGGCCCACAACAATCTTCCGCCGTTCTATGGTGTTTACTTCATCAAGCGAACTGGCCGAGTCTACTACACCAAATGAAGCTGATCGTCCAAGATATCAGGTCAACGATTGCTCGGGCTATCGGCGTTTGCGTCGATGACGCTCGCGTTTACGAGTACATCAATCAGGCGTGCCGACGGCTGCTTCACAAGGGTTTGTGGGCTGGCGCGTACGGACGCTTCACGATTCACACGGTCGGAGGCTGCATCACTTGGCCGCGTCAGATCGAGACGATTGAAGCTGTCGCCGATTGCTGCGGAGTTGGAACGGTTCGCAATCAATGGTTTGAGTTTCAGGAAACCGGATACGGACTTCTCAATGGAAACCAAGTGTGCGTTGGTAAGCAGCTTGTTGACCGTGGCACTGTGGTTTCTTACCGCGACATGTCTGGCGGTACTAACAGTTATCTTCGAGTCTACCCTGGCGACGCTTCGGATGTCGGCAAAACCATCACGCTGCAAGGTGTTGATCAAAACGGTCAATGGATTCGAACGCAATCCGGAGGCGTCTGGATCGACGGTGAAAAGCTAACGCTTGCTTTGCCGTACACTCAATCGACCAAGAAGTTCACCACTCTGACCGGCGTCATCCGCGAAGCCACGAACACGGCAAGTCGTTTGTACGAGTACGATGCGACGACGCTGCTAGAGCTGGATCTGGCAGTTTACGACCCTGATGAAACTCTGCCGCAGTATCGTCGCAGTTACCTCGCTGATCGCTGCAACAACGAGGAGGACAAGCCGGTAACGGTGATGGCGAAGATGCGTCACATCAACGCGACGAGCGTGAATGACTACCTTATTCCTCCGTGTCCCGACGCCATCAAGCTGATGGTCATGGCGATTCGCAAGGAAGAGAACGATTTGATTCAGGAAGCAGTGGCCTACGAAGCCAAAGCTGTTCAAGCTGTGCAGGAGCAGACGATGCAGTATTTGGGCGACGCTGTGGCAACCATCCGAATGGTCGGAGTCGGATTGAACGGCGGTGGATTTTCTCAATGGTTCTGAACCTAAACATTGATTTCGCGTTGGCTGAGGCGACTCCAAAAAAACTGGAGTTGCTTCAGGCTGTCTTTGACGCGCATGACATGGCGGCTCGGAACAATCAGAACTCTAGTTCCGGCGCTGCGGTAAACGCTTTTTTTGGAAGCGCGCAGCTTACGAATGGAATTGCTTCGGCAATCCTAACCTTGGGCGATGCTCACGGCCCGATTGGACCTGCTCGATTTGTCTACGAGCGATTTGATGAGCGAGCGTTGAAGTCGGCCATCGAAGCTGGAATGAAGATTCCCGGTTTCGGAAACTCGTTCTTCAAGGATCAAATTGATCCGGCATGGAGCCGTGTTAGTGAGCTGATCAAGTCCGACTTTCCAAACGCCAACGCTCGCGTCGAGCAACTTCATGGATGGATGAAAGAAGCTGGCAAAAACGTCCATCCGAATGCCGCGCTCTACACTGCGGTCGTTTGCAGTGAGCTTGGCGTAATTCCCGGTGCTGAGTCGGCCATCTTCATCCTCGCGCGTACTGCCGCGTGGACTTCTTTGTGCATAAAAAATGAAAGGTAAGCTCTTCCAGATTTGCGGTCTGCCTCGATTCGGATCGGCATTCATGTCGGTCCTTTTCTCGTTGGAAGCGGACTGCCTTGGCCTACATGAGCAGGGTGCGACTGATCCGAATTGGAAGCAGTCGATTGAAGAATATCGGACTCGTTACAAGTACGTCGCCGACTGTTCGACTTACGGATATCTGCCCAAGGCTGTCGTTGAGGACTCGATCAAGGTGTACGTTAAAAAGAATCCTGAGTCGTCAGCCAAAGAATGCGCCGAGCGATTCGGCTACGAAGTTCACCTTCCTTCGGTTCAGGCGCTTCGTGAGTACGCGGATGCGTGGGCGTCACTCCACGGTGTGATGACAATCGAGGAGAACGAGCTTTTTAAAGTGGATACTTTGCGGCGGGTGTGGGTTCATTGCTTCCAGAACGAGCGAGCTTTTCCAGAAGAGAAGGCTTCACGTTTGGTAACCATGAACATCCAACGTCACGAACCTGAAAAGGTGTTCTCGATTGAGAACGGCAACCGTCTTGTGAAGGAGGTATTTTAATTTATGGGAGTTATTCTAGGTGGTGCGGCAATCATGGGTGGAGCGAGTTTGCTTGGTGGTCTTCTCAGCAAGGGGAGTAAGCCAAAGGTTCCAGCATTCAAGCCGATTGATTTTCAGGCTGAACAAAAGCAGGCGATTCAGCAGAATATCGAGGCGCTTCAACCTGCCACAGAATTAGCTCAGAAGACGACCGCTGCCGAGCAATCTCAGCTTGAGCAGCAGCTTCGTCGTGCAATTCCTGGTTATGACCAGTTGATTTCGCAGGCTAGCAGCAACATTGGGTCTGCGCTTCGTGGAGAGCTTTCTCCTGAGGCTACTCGCAATCTTCAACGATTCTCAGCCGGTCAGGCATTGACTCGCGGATACGGTGGCGGATCTGGAATGGGATTGTTTGGTGCTGTTCAAAATTACGCCAGAGCCTCAGAAGCGAGACAACAGCTTGGTCTTGCCCAAGCTCAGAACTTCATCCAGCAGCAGCGTACGTTTGGAATGGCTCAGCCGTTCTCTATCAGCAGCATGTTTATAACTCCTGCTCAGCGTGTGAATGCTTTGCAGAACCAGCAATCAGCGCAGTACAATCGCGATATGGCTGCCGCTCAGGTGGCTGCAATGCCAGATCCTACAATGGCGGCATTTGGAAGCGCGATTTCCTCTGCTGGTGGATTCGCTGGTGGGGCTTTCACTCAGCGTGGGTTGATGCAGCAGATGCCAAGTTTGTACGCCACAACCCCCGGTGGTTCACCAAGCGTAAACAGCACCACAATCGACTACAGCACAGGTGAAACGGGATATCCAAATCCCATGTCACCCGCCACAACTTACACTCTTCCGCCTTCATCGTTCTACCCTGGAATTCGCTGATTTATGGCCGACGAAACTCTTAAAGCATTTGAACTAGGCGCATCGCTGTTCGACCGCGCGCAGACGCAGGCGCGGATGATGGAGCAGATGCAGATGAACGCTGCCCAGCAGGTCATGCAGCAACGGCAGTACGATCTTCAGAACAAGATTCAGTCGAATGCTTATGCTCAGGCGTTGGCGGAGCAGGAGGCTCAAGCTGCGGAGTATGACACGTTCCAAAAGTTCAATGAAGAAGTTGGAACCTATTTTAATGACCCTGAGTTGAAGGCTCCAATGCCTGCACTGCCGCGTTTCAGGTCAAAGGTTTTCAATCAGGAGGCAACTAGAGCCTATCAGAGTCTTCAGCAGTATTCTCCGCGAGCGAAAATCATCAAGGCTCGTGAACAGTTCGAAAAAACTAGGTCTGACATCATAACAGAGATGCAGAATCAGGGCATCGATGTTTTTAATCCTCAGACCGGAGAGATTAACGAGGAGGTTTATCAGAAAAACGCCCCCGCAATCAGGCAGCGGATGAGTGAGGCAAAAATTATCAAAGACCTTGGCACGGAAATTTCCGAAGAGGTTTATCAGTTGGACAAAAATATTCCAATTGAACAACGAATTAAGACTGCTCGCACCAATGTTGAGGCTCGTCGATTAGGTCGCCCATCTCAAACCGAAGGCATGCGCCAAGACATTGCTGTTGGCGCACTTGAAAACTGGAAAGAATTGTTTGGAACTCCAGACAAATTTACTGAAAATGATGTAAAGAATAGAATAATGTCAAACAAATGGGATCTTCCTACTGGAGATGTAGCAAAAGAAATTAGCGGGGATTATTCAACAGCGCAGCAATCGTCTGCATTAATTAATGAATTAAACAGATTTGATAAAATGTACGGAAAAGGAAAAATTCAAAACTACGTTGGCATAATTGACGGAAGGCTTGGGGAGCTGAAAAAAAGATTAAATTCAGCAGCAACAAATGAGGAACGTGAAGCGTATTCAATCCTCCAAAGGTTCAATACGGTATTTAACAGCGAAGCGTTTGCAACGTCTGGTAAAGCCGTTACACAGCCTGAAACAGTTCGATTGAAATCAGCAATCGGTGACATCAGGAGCAAAAACTTTGTTAACGATGCGAATAACTTTGCTAAATTTGCTGCGGAAAATTTGTACAACATTATAGATCAGTATAAAACTGATTACAAAATTAGCAGAGAACGGGTTAAGTTGGCCAACGAACTTGTTGAGAAATACAATCTGCCGCTAACTCCGTTTGGTCGGCAGCGTCAATCTACTCCCGCTGGATCGACCGGAACCGCTCCGTCACTTCCTGCTGGTGTAACTCCGTTTACAGGTTCGACTAACGTTTCTTCTGGATTCATTTACACCCCGTAATTATGGGAAAAATCACATCTCCGTCTGGTCGGGAATACAACTGGTCGAATCCGAATCCGCCTACAGAAGCGGATTTCAAGGCCATTTCTGAGTTCGAGGCAGCACAAGGAATCTCAGCTCAACCTAATCCACCTCAAGGTCCGGCAACCATCGCCGAGATGCGTCGGCGAGAAGAGCAGGGGATGGTTTCGGCGCTTCCCGAAGCTCAGGCTGCGGTTGCAGTTGGTTCGACTGCTCAGTTGAATCGAGCCGTACAGGATGCTGGAAACGTTGGAAAAATGGAGCGTTTTGTCGGAACGATGGGCCAAATGGCAGAGCCGACTGGAATGCTTGCTCCGTTTGAGGGTGGAAGACTTCAGCCGTCTGGCGAGTTTACAAGAGGTGGTGCCGCAGAATCTCGCGGAATGCGGCGAGGTGCTGCTCTTGGTGCCGCAATAATTCCTCCACTTCTAGCTGCGCCTGCTACTGCTGGAATGGGGCTTGGAACTGGGCTTCTTTTTGAAGGTGGAGTTAGCCTTGCGAGCCAAGCTCTATCCCAAACCATTTCGCCTGAGCCGTACAGATTTGGCGAGATGATGGCTAGTGCTGTTCCTGGCGTTCCGGTTGGCCAACGTGCAAGCAAACTCGCTCAATTTGCTCTCGAAACAGGATCTTCGGTTGGAACCGCTGCTGCACAAGCTGGACTTGAGGCTGCTTTCGATGAAGGCACTGACCTTTCGGATGTTCTTCGTTCAACGGGACTAGCTGGCATTTTGACTCCATCTGCCAGCATTGGATTTAGAACTGCTGGAGCATTGGGTAGGGCTAGAGGTGTTCAGGCTGAAGAGTTGGTTGGACCTTTGAATTCCGTTGGAAAATTTGAACGTGCTAAACGGTATGCCCGGCAAGCGGCAGCAGAGTTTGAGCGGCCCTTTACACAGCAGTTCATTCAGGACAGAAAGCAGGAAGTTCTGAGGGAGTTTGATCGTCAAGGGGCTGGCGGACTGGCCGCTCAATCGGCTGATGAAATTGCTAGGCTTCTGTATTCTCCAAACTCTGGTCTTAGACCTGATGAGTTCAGGAAAAACATCTCAGACATTGTTTCGCAATCTCTTGCGAGAGGTGTTTCTTCTGGTCTTCCTGCTGATGAAATCTCCAGCTCAATCAAGACTCAGCTTGGAAATTACGTTCAGAACGCAGACAAGATTTCTGCTGATGCGGTTGACAGGTTTGTGGACCAATCTGAAACGCTTTTGGATAGGGTTCAGAATGCTGTAGATTCGAGACTTGCGACTCGCAACAAGAGGCTGACTGATCTTGCTCGTATTTACGAAGGTCGATACAGCACTGATTCTCAGCCGCTAATCGATCAAATCACAGGGTTGAAGGCTCAAAGAGATTCACTCCCAAGCGGCTCTGCCGAGCGAACCCGGATTGACGGTGAGATTTCGCAGCTAAATCAGCGCATTCAAGACATAGAGACTGGTGCGCTTCCTGGCTATGGTCCTGCCGCTGGAATCTCCCGCGAGGAACTTGGCCAGCAAGTTCAGCAGGTTGCCCGTGAGGAGCTTGAGGCTTTTAAGAAACAAAGCAAAGAGGGCTATGGAAAACTTGAACCAAAACTTGATGAGGTAAAAATAACTGTAAAAGAAAAGGGTGCTGACGGAAAAGAAGTTGAGGTTGTTAAGACTGCTAATCAACTTAGAGAAGAGCGAAGCGAAATCCTTAAGGAAATCGATTTTAACAAGCAAGTTAAGAAAGCTGACTATTCAGTTTTTGAGCGGCTGGACAATGCTAATAATAGGTTGAACGAAGCGTTATCTAAAGCTGCCGATCCTGACCTAAAAAATCTTCTTGAGGCTGAAAACAAATTTTACAGCACCGGAATCTCTAGGTTCAAAGGATTTTTTGCTGACAAAGTTTTAAGAGAAGCTGGCGAGGCTGGAGGAATGCCGGGGATTGTTTCCACGATTTCCGGCGCAAATGGCGCGCAGAATCTGCGGCTTCTTAAGAACATGCTTGGAAACAGGTATGGGGAGATTGAACCGAATCTTAGAGCCTTTGTTTACACTCAAATCAAAGGTGAAAACCCAAATCAATTTCTTGATTCTCTTGCAAAAGGAAAGGGCGGGTATGCTACTGGGATTCAAAAAGAGGTGGTGAATGAGTTGTTTCCAGACCTTTCTGAAATCAATGATGTTGCAAACAAGTATCGTTCTTTGATCGGTCAAAGAGCTGCGCTTGAAGTCGAAAAGAAGTCAATTGACTCAAATATCAAGGAGCTTCAAAAACAAGTTGACTCAGGCATTGCTGGCGCACAGGAAAAATTGAATCAGCTAACTTCGCGCACCGATGTAATTACTGATAAAATTTCAAAGTTGAGGGCATCAAATGTTATCGAGCGTGAAAATCGAATTATTGAATCGCTTGGAAAAATTCAAGCCCGTGTAAACGAAGCCGGTGCTGCTCGCGGCGACGCATTGGACACATTTAAGTTGGACGAAGTGGTTCGAGAACTTGCTACGGAAGAAGGGGTTCCACTGTACAAAGCACTTGAACGAGCCGTTGAAAGCACAAGTGCAGCGCGGGACAAGTTTTACGATGTCGTCAAAAAGGCCATGCAACCCGGTGGCCAACTCGAAAACTTCACACCTTCAAATCTGATCGACTTCCTTGCGCCAGCAAAGGGGTCTGGTCTTTCGTCTGATTATCGGGTGAAAAGATTCATGGAGGTTGTTGGTAAGAACAAGCCTGAGCTTATCAACGATGCTCAAAACATGTTGATCGGTAGAATCATCTCCGAGTCGTTTGACGGATCAAAGATCGACACCAAAAAGATTTCCTCTCTCGTTGGGAATAAGGAGGCTCAAGGTAAGTATTACGAAGCAACCCAAAGACTGCTTGGAGAAGATGGGGTCAAGCGAATAAACACGGTTGCCAACCAGTTGGAACAAGTGTCGGACCTTGGAAAACCCAGCGTTTTCAGTCGATTTATCGCTCCAGCACTTGCTACTGGTGTTGGATACGGCATTGGATACGGAACCTACAAAGGTCTTGTTGGAGCTGGTGTTGGGCTTGGTGGATACGGTGTTTACAAAACGATGGAAAAGGGGATGAAAGAAGCTGTTGACGCTGCTATTGGAAAGATTCTTAAAACTCCTGAATACCTCGACATTGTTTCTAGGCCTCTTGATGCGGCAACCAAGGCTCAGATCGATAAGATTGAAAGGCTGTGGCCTCGCATCCTCAACATTGAACGAGACAGATTGATGCTGAACCGAGAGGAAGTTCCCCAATGAAAACCTCCCTCTCCAAAAAAGGTAACA